AGCTAGATATAACTTATTCAAAGTAAACACTCGTTCACACGGAAGTGATGTCAATAATAAATTAAAAATTGTCATAGTGGCAGTCAAGAAAGCTGGTTCAATAGCAGGTAGTGATTATGGTTCATTTTCAGTACAAGTTAGACAGACTGGTTTAAATGACAAAGGTTTGACTACTGATAATGTATTGGAACAATTTGATAATCTAAACTTCGATCCTGAAAGTACAAATTACTTTGCAAGAAGGATTGGTGATAGATATGTCACAATTGACGCTGATGGTAAATTAACTTACAATGGTGATTGGGATAATCGTTCCAAACATATCTATGTAAGTGATTTTACTGAAATTGCTAATGGAGCTATTCCAAAGGTATTAGTACCGATGGGACACGCAGCAATAACTAATCCATCTGCAGGTGGAAGTTTAATTCCTGTTTGGCAGTTCAAGAGTAATCAGTTGAATACAAATGGAGCACCTGATGTAAATGTTCTTTATGGACATGATTACGCAAATGCTGACGCTAATGAATACTTATCACCTTTACCTAATTCAGCTGGTAGTGGTGGTCATGTAACAATGAGTCTTGAAGACTTCAATGGTACAAATAGTATTAAACCTTCAACTGAAACATTTGCTGACGCAACAGAAGCAATCACTTTGGATAATTCACATATTGACCAAAGAAGATTTGTTGTTCCATTTCAAGGTGGATATGATGGAGACAATCCAGCTAACCCACACTTGACAGCAGATAATATTACTTCAACTAATACACAAGGATTTGATATTTCATCTACATCCGCAGCAGGATATACCGCATATAAGAAAGCTATAAACGCTATAGGTAATCCTGATGAATTTGATATCAATATGTTGGTAACACCTGGTGTGATTCATAATCTACACTCAAGTATTACTAATCATTCGATAACAAAAGCTGAGGAAAGAGGTGATACATTCTATATCTTGGATAGTGTTAAGTATGGAGCAAGTATAAGTGACGCAACTGCAGCTATCGAAGCACTCGATACAAATTACGCAGCAACCTATTATCCTTGGGTAAAGATAAGAGATAGAAACACTAACCTACCTGTATGGGTTCCCCCATCAGTAGTATTAGCTGGAACTATCGCATTTACCGATAGGGTAGCTCATGAATGGTTCGCACCTGCTGGATTGAATCGTGGTGGTTTAACAACTGTAACAGAAGCTCAGACTCGTTTAACACACGCAGAAAGAGATACTCTGTATGAAGCAAGAGTTAATCCAATCGCATCCTTTCCTGGACAAGGTGTATGTGTATGGGGACAAAAAACCTTACAAGGTCGTCCTTCAGCACTTGACCGAGTCAATGTAAGAAGACTACTAATTAGATTGAAGAAATTTATTGCATCTTCTTCAAGATTCTTGGTATTCGAACAAAACACATCTGCTACAAGAAACAGATTCCTAAATATTGTGAATCCTTTCTTGGAGTCAGTACAAGCTAATAGTGGTTTATCCGCGTTTAGAGTTGTTATGGATGACACCAACAACACACCTGATGTCATAGACAGAAATCAGTTGGTTGGTCAAATCTTTATTCAACCTACGAGAACCGCTGAGTTTATCGTGTTGGACTTCGTTGTCTTACCGACTGGAGCAGCATTCCCAAGTTAATAATAGGGAGTACATATATAAAAAACCTCACTTTATTGTGGGGTTTTTTATTGCCTTAAAATATTTATTATGGAGAGAAAAAACAAAAACTTCTAAAAAACTTCTAAAACACCATTTTGATGTTTTTTTGAAATTATGATATTTATATAAGAATAGAGACATTCTTAATTTAGGAGAAATGAAATGCCAGACTTATTAGATCCGTCAGAAATAATGTTCACACCGTTTGAACCAAAAACGAAGAACAGATACATCATGTACATCGAGGGTATCCCCTCTTATTTGATTAAGACGGCTAACAGACCAACCATAGCTTTCGAGACCATCGAACTCGACCACATTAATGTGAAGAGATACATAAAAGGTAAGGGAGCATGGGAAGAATTAGAAATAACACTTTACGACCCAGTAGTTCCAAGTGGAGCTCAAGCCGTAATGGAATGGGTGAGATTATCTCACGAATCCGTTACTGGTAGAGATGGGTATTCAGATTTTTATAAGAAAGATGTAACCTTTAATGTATTAGGACCTGTGGGTGACAAAGTTGAGGAATGGACACTCAAAGGAACATACATTACCAACGCAACATTTGGTGATTTGGATTGGGCAAACGCAACAGACCCAGTCGATATCACATTAACTCTTAGATTCGATTACGCAATACTACAATTCTAATCTTAGTATAGGAGTAAAAAAACTATAATAGGTCTGGCAACTTGTTATAAAAAAGTGAGGTTTTAATCACAAACAAACTAATCAGTTTAATTAGGAGAAATAATAATGGCTGAAGAGAAACGCAAGTTTCCATCAGAAGTCGTTGATTTGCCTTCTAAAGGCTTGTTGTATCCAAAAGAACATCCTTGTTCTAATGGTCAAATTGAAATAAAATACATGACAGCTAAAGAAGAAGACATTTTAACTTCTCGTAACCTTATTCAAAAAGGAGTAGTTTTGGATAAGTTGATGGAAAGTGTTATTATCGATGATAAAGTAAAACTTGATGATTTACTATTGGGCGATAAAAATGCAATAATGATTGCTACAAGAATACTCGGATATGGTAAGGATTATTCCGTTACTATGGAAGACCCAAATACAGGTGATAAACAAGAAGAAATTTTTGACCTAACCCAAATCAAGGACAAAGAACTTGATGAAAAGTTATTTAAAAAAGGTCAAAACGAATTTGAAATGGATTTACCTGCATCAAAAGTTAAAATAACTTTCAAACTATTAACTCATAAAGATGAAAAAGACATAGAAGTAGAGTTAAAGGCATTAAAAAAGTTTCAGAAAGCAAGTGGAGTGACGAGTGAAATCACAACAAGGTTGAAAAAGGCAATCTTGTCAGTTGATGGTGACCAAACTCCAAAACGAATCAATGAATTCGTGGATTATGAACTACTTTCAAGAGACTCATTGTCAATAAGAGAATATCTAAGGAAGATAACACCTGATGTTGACTTGACTTTCAATTTTGTAAGTGAAGCAACAGGTGAAGAAACCGAAATGGATATCCCACTCAATGTCGAGTTTTTTTGGCCTGCGGGCAGAAGATAAGCCCGCTATACACGACCAAATCTTCTCACTCTGTTTTCACGGAAAGGGAGGATTTCATTTTACAGAAGTATACAATATGCCAACATATCTGCGCCGTTTTTACATTAAGAAGGCACAACAATTCTATGATGACGAGAAGAAGGAGTACGATAAGGCAAACAAGAAACAATCAGCTGGTATTTCTCGACCAGGTATCTCAAGAGGCCGTTAATTTTTCCATAATCTGATATTTATTATTGAGTTATACCAACTAATCAAATCGATACTAAAATCAATTATACAAGGGAGATGACAATGGCCTCATCCAATCTTAACGAAAAGAAAAAAACAAAAGATTCTATACTTGCAAAAGTCTTGACTCATATTCTACACGGTAGAACTAAAACCGTTTTAAATGCACTTAAAGATGCACCTGAACTTAAAAAGGCAGGAAAGGATATGCATGATGCTTTTGTAAAATTTAATAACAAACTTGAAAAGGCAAGTCAGTCGAATCAATCAGAACTCGAAAAACTAAGACCTAAACGATAAATATAATCCAATATGGCAGAACAAGACCAAAAGAAATTCAATTCGGAATTAGATAAAACCTCAAAACTTACTGAAAAGATAAATAAGTCGATGAAAGAGGGTGCAAGTATTGCATCAGCATTTCAAAAAAGTATGAAAGATGTTGAAAAGGTCATGAGAAGTAATGTCAAATTATTTAAGGATATGTCTTCTGAGGCTCAAAGTATTGTTGATTCATTTGGGGAAGTGGAAGGACAAATAGATAAAATTAAGGATGGTAGTAAAGGTGTCGAGGCATCTGTTGGTAGGGTTTATAAGAAAGCATGGAAACTACCCAACGCCTACAAGGCACAAGTTGGTTATGCCGATAAAACTGCAGGAGCAATAGAAAATCAAGGTTTTGCACTAAAAGAGGCCGAAAATCTCTCAAAGAGTTATCAAAGAAGGATGGCAGAAGTTCGTCAGAATCTACAGGACATGCCAGAAGCAGCCGAAAAAATGATTGAAAAGACACGAGAGATGCAAAGTTCTACAAATGGTTTATCACAGGCTGTTCAAAGACAATTACAAACCCAAAGAGAAGGGAAAAATTCTCTTATTGCTCAAGATAATGTTATTTTGGAACTATCAGAATTAGCAGCTAGAAAATCAGGCAAAACAGCAGAAAAATACCAAGATTTAGCAGACCATGCTTCAGATGTACGAGATTTACTATTACAACAAGGTGTACAATACGATAATATAGGTTCAGAATCATTTTCAACCGTAGATACCGAGGCAAAAAGATTAGAATTACTTGCAGAAGTCGATAAGATAAATGCCGGCTTTTGGGGTAGTAATATGAAGATTAATAAGGCATTACAAGAACAAGTAGAAGCCCA